ATCAACCCTTTAGTAAGTATCAATTAGACATAATACCTATTATACGAAGTAAGCATATTGTGCTACCGGCTAACTATCAGCAGGTTATGCAATCGTCATGACTAAGTATACTACAGGCATTGCCTTATCTTATAACAAATGTATACAGATCCCCACCCCCTACAGAAAAAACTTAGGGCAGCCATGGGGTAAAAAATCCCCGCGTATATAGCGTAAGCCGTTCACATTTTTTCACCACTTTTTGAACCGACCCTTACCGCCTCTTATATCGTGCAAACCTAAAGCTTAACTTTAATATTGCTAGGCAAACAGGTGTTAGAGCTACTTACTGCTTCTTATAACAAGCGTATAGCACTACTACTGGAGCCACCTGTCAGATTCGAACTGACGACCGTTCGCTTACAAGGCGAGTGCTCTACCAACTGAGCTAAGGTGGCGAAATTCGTAGTTAGAGCTTCTTAGAACGTCGGGAAGATCTCGTCGTTATCGTCTAAGCCGTCTTCTACTTTGGGTTCATCTTCTGGTATAAACTCTACACCAAAGTCTGTTATAAGGTCTAGCTTAGCGATCTCAAGACACCCTATAATGGTCTGACTGTTCAAGTCGAACTCCTGCTGAAACTTTACTAATAACTTATTAAGTTCGAACTGCAGAACATCTGTTTGATCGTCGTGATTCATGATGTCGCTACGCTATCACAGATTGTTATTACTTGTAAACCTTTTTGTTTTAATCTTATTGAGACAAAGTTGAGACAACGCTACACCCCTCTATTTCACAAGGGTTTTAACTTTTATAGTTGACAGGTTTCCTTCGGTGATTTTTCATTAAACTAATGATATTTAGATAGTCGTTATAACGTATGTTAACAGATACGATAAACCGTAAGTAAGTAATAAGTAAAGCAACAGATGAGTAGTAGTAAGATTACAGTAAAGCTGTTACTGCTCCTACTTACTCTATAGAGGTTTCTACAGCGATTCGCTTCAAAACCTGTTTTAACGGAAGCTATTGCTACTTCTAACAGCAGTAATACTAACAAAGGTTTAAGGATAGGTGTATCTATAGATATAGATGTAACAGGTAACAGCAGTCATACTTATGTATTTATACTAACTACCACAGCACCTGTGAAGATTTGTTATAACAAGTAGTAGAAGCGTGAAGGTAGTACAGAAGTTGTTACAAGTCTTACACTAAGTCCAAAGCAAAGCCTTACTACCTTTAAAGCTTCTCTTGTGAAAGCTATCAGTAAAAGTATCAAGTTCTTGTTGTAGTAGCTCCTGCTTACGGTCTTGCATGTTTTGATTAACATCTGCTGCCATCTGTTGAACCCAATAAGCTACAGCTATAGACAAAGCATCTAGACGGTCATCATGGGTAAGGCTGTTCTTTTCTCTTGTTATCCTTGATAACTGGTAAAAGAGCATGTACCTCGACTGTGACTCTATTGGATAAGCTTGAGCAGATTTAAAGTCTAAAGTAACAACAGAAGGATCAAACACCAGTCTGTGAGCATTCATAACAGGTTCTAAAACATCTACGATTCTAAGCTCCTTCTGTTTGTTATGTCTTACTTCTTCTATGGTACAAGGGTAAGTAGTACGAAACAGAGGTTTAATAAGTTCCATGAACATGCCATCACCGAAGTTAGACTCTATAACAACTTGATTAACTTTGTTATGTTTAGCTATGCCTACTAGTTGTTGTAAGGTTTGGGTGTCGTAGCCTCCTTTTAAGCCTCCGGCATCTGGAACATACAGTGTACCGTTTAACATCTTTACTACAGCGTACCCGGTTTCATCTTTACCTCTACCGCTAGGGTCAATAGATAGTACAGAACCAGTGTAAGGTATCATGTCTCCTATTGTTTTAAGGGGCCTGTGGAAGCGGTCAGAGCGTAATCCAACATTAGGTAGGTCTCTGTCAGCAAAGGTAGGATCAGATGTCCACATCACCTTCTCAGGGGCTACCTCTGTATCTACATCCATAACAATAAGGTCGTTAATCTTTAAGGGGTAGCGGTCAGCATCAGATAACCGAGGGTTAAGCATGAACTGTAAAGCATACCCCGTCCTGCCGTACGACATCTTTCGTTCTTCTAGGTCAAGGTCAGAGAACCGTAAAGGCTCTGTAGTCGTACCTTCCGTGTCTTCTGTGGTGTTATTGCCTATAAAGGGTGCTAGGTCGTCTCCGTAGTGAGATGTAAGCGTAGACACCTGTGGATACTCAGAAGGCCATATACGAGCGTTGTAGCCTCTGTCTCGCAGTTTGTTATAGATACTGTCTTCACATTGAGGAGTACCAAGGAATAGGATGCGAGAGCTGTCTAAGGGTTTAAGGATAGCTTCAAACTCTTTTACTTGTTCATCCAGCTTGTCCCTCATACCTTGTGTAGCAGAGTTGTTGGGTACTTCGATGTCGTCGGCTACAATAATGTCAGCACGAGATCCTGTAAGCTGTGATGATATACCCAGTGATTTAACAGAGGGAGCGTGAGCAGCAGGAGCAGGGCCTACATCAAAGCTAATCTTAGAGAAGCGTTGGTTCTCATTAGGTATAAGTCCTTGTAAGATGGGTATGTCGTGTATGATCTTTAAGGTAAAGGTGGAGAAGTCATCCGCTCTGTTCTTACTGGCAGATACTACAAGGATGTTCAAGGATGGGTCTAGCAGTAGCTGGTGTACTACATAGGCACTACAGATCCAACTCTTACCTACTCCACGAAAAGCCATGATAACAGACCTCTTAGGGCCGTGTTGCATGTAATCAGCTAGGTCGTACTGTAAAGGTGTAGGATCAGGAAGGTTAAGATGCTTCCATATAATAAACAGAAAGTTCTTAAAGTTCTTTAGCTGCGGTGGTATCTCTTGCGGTTTTATCGGTGTTTTCTTTTTCATCATCATTGTAAAGTAAAAGAGCCGCCCCCGACTAATGCAGTGGACGACTCCTTATTGGTGTTAGTATAAACAAAGAGTAGGTATTACTTGCCAAGTTGTTGTTGAACCTCTGGCTCCTCTAAAAAAGGTAGAGCTTCACCCATCAAATCATGCAGAGGAGTTCCTTCTTCGGACATACACTCAACACGATTATCTTTAAGGAACTTAATCACACAGTTAATCAATGCCGGGTTATACTCCTCGGTGGCCTTCATGAACTTCACAGCGTCTGTTAACAGATCTGCTGTTTGTCCGTGCATCTTACCTAGTTCTTTGAATGACTTCATACGTTGTTATTTATCTCTCAGTAGCTGGTCGTGGTCACCGAATCCGTTCATATTGTTCAAGATTCTAGTGATCCATGAATGTAAAAGAGCCGAGGTGCTGACACCCAAATCTGATGCGATGCCAGCGACCTCCCTCTTTTGCGAGCTAGTGAGACGAAAATTAATAGGTACTAATGTATCCTTCTTCTTTTTCGCACTCATTTGTATTAGCTATTTATTAATGTTTAAGTCTTACGCCATTGCAGCTGTAAAGTCAGCCAATGAACCAAGATTGTTTCCGTCTCCAAGAACAACGTCGTTAGCTTTAACGTCGATCAAAGCAGCACTGCTGTCGTCTCCACTGATGTCAGTAGAAGTAGCAGAAGCTGAAGTTCTGTAGAAAGCAAACTTGTCTTCACCTTCGTCATATACAGCAGCGATGTTTCCGTTGTCGGAAGAACCACGCTCAATGATAAACCCAGCGTCGTTACCGTTGTTAGCACTTGAACCAGCTCCGTCATTGAGAAGCATGATAGCATCTTTAACTTGGGAGTTTGTTGTTTCAAGTGAAGTTGTTGTACCTTGAACAGTTAAGTTACCGCTAAGGACAAGATTTGTTCCACTTACGTCTCCTGTGAAGGAAGCACCAGCAAGATTAGCTTTAGCTGTGTCGAGAGCAGATTCAGCAGCACGAGCAGTCGAAGCTTCAGCAGTAATGTTGGACTGAAGAGTCGTGTCAGCAGATGCACGGGCAGTAGCTTCACCACTAACAGCAGCGATACGAGCAGTTTCTTCAGCGTCGATATTGGACTGTAAGGTCGTATCAGCGGAAGTTCTGGCAGTTTCTTCGTCGTCAATGTTTGTTTGAAGCGTAGAGTCAGCAGCTTGACGTGCTGTTTCTTCGGAATCAATGTTGCTTTGAAGGGTAGTATCAGCACTGGCTCTTGTGGAAGCTTCACTTGTGATGTTGCTTTGAAGAGTTGTGTCGGCAGATGCACGAGCTGTTTCTTCAGCGTCAATCTCAGCTTGTAAAGCGGAATCAGCAGATGCACGAGTACTAGCTTCAGAAGAGATAGCGTCAGCGTTAGTTTTGATTTGTCCGTCGAGAGCTTCGTCAGCTCCAACCAATGTAGTTACCGAAGTAATGTAGTTAGTGGAGGAGTTAGCGGAGTACGATCCACCAGCAGCAAGACCGGAAGCGGATTGAGTAGCGTCTAACTCGGACTGAAGAGCGGCATCAGCGGATGTTCTGCTGCTTGCTTCTGTGTCGATGTTACCTTGTAAGGTAGAGTCAGCAGATGCTCGGCTTGAAGCTTCGCTTGTGATGTTGGATTGCAACGTTGTATCAGCACTTGCACGACTGGAAGCTTCACTGTCAATGTTTGACTGTAGTGTGGCTTCAGCAGCTGTCGCACGTGTTGTCTCAACGGCAATAGCACTCTTGGTCGACTGACCGATTTGATAGAATATAGATGATGTATCTGGCATATTATTAGTATTTAGTTAGTTAATGATTAGATTAAAGCGTCGTATTTACGCAGTACCGTCTGACACAAGCTCTGTCCAAGCAGAACCGTCCCAAATGATAACTTTATTAGTGTCCGTCTCAAAGTATGCTTTACCAGCAGCTGGCGAAGCGGGACGGGTGGATGATGTAATTAAGTCTAGTTTAGCCATGTCTTATAGTTCCTCCTCTGGTGCAGTCCAAGCTTCTCCTGATAATACAGTAAGCATAGCTGAGTGACCCAGCGTGTCTTTACCGTACAAGCAACGAGGCTTAGGTCCTGCGTATTTAACAAAGGTTTCATCCCCCGTTATATTGTATCTTAGTGTATCTCCTGAAGTCTCAAGTACATCGTCAAAGTTGACGGATGAAACATCAGAAGCGTTTATTATAACATATTGTCTATCGCTCATAATTATTAGTAAGGGTTAGGAAGGAACGTCAGAGGAGAAGGTTGGGCCGTTAGTTAGTGTACCGTTGTTACTTCCACTTCCTTGGTCTGTGATGGTTGTACCTGTTCCACCATTGTTATCTCCCATTCTCCAATACCCTAGAGGACTTAAAGAAGATATGTCAGCAGGAACTCCACTGTTATATATGTCCGTCACAGTAGAGCTAGATAATTCAGAATTAAAAACAGCTACCTCATCAATAAGACCATTCATTACAGAACTATTAAGTTCCCATTGCCCAAGCCGTAACGATCCTTGCTGAGAAGCCATACCAGCGTAAGTACCCGCATTGCCGACTGTTGAGCTTGCCAAACTACCCGCTTTATAAAGATTAATACCTGCTGCTGTGTTTGACCCGTCATAAGTACATAAGATATGATGCCATGAACCTGTTGAAAGTGCGGTAGAGAATTTCTGTAAGTAAGCACTAGTTCCATCGTTACTCCACAAAATCATATTGAATCGACCGCTTGAGTCAGTACCGAATAACCATTCCGTGTTTCCTTTTCCTGCAACCCTAGCTCGAATATTAGAGTCAAGTTTCACCCAAGCACTAATACTAAATGCTGAGTCGTTACCAGCACCGTCAGTAAATGAAAAATCAGCGTTACCTCCGCAATCTACATAATCATTAGAGCCGTCAAGGTCTACACTGTAGTCGTTACTAAAAGCAGCACTATACTCATTAGCAAAACCCTTCCACACTCCGCTATCGTACACAACAATAGAACCAGCGTCGGTGCTTCCTGCTTTCTTTAGGTACAACTCACCATTCTTAGCAAGTCCGTTAGTAACAAGCGAAGATTGCTCGCTGTCGTCAATTAATGTAATATCACTCATTCTTAGCTGTTGTTAAAGATTTGCCAGTTAGTTCCGTCAAACACATACAAGTCGTAGTTATCGCTACCGTACATGATAGTACCTGTGTCGTCGCTAGTTCTAGCCGTTATGTTTGCAGCAGTATCTACTGAAGGGGAGACGGTGTCTTGTGGGAATCCGAGTACTGACTTTAAGAAGTCTGAAACTGCATCCGACTTATCGACCTTGTCATCCAACTTCGTCTTAACTGTCTGCCCGATTTGTTGAAGTATGTTTGCCATAGTTGTTGTTAATGTTGTATGTTAGTGTTTAAAGTAAGTCAAAACTTATTGTGGGTTTACCCATCCTGACTCAGTAAATACGTAAAGCTTAGAGGTATCAGTAGCAAAAGCCATAGTACCTAAATCGTCTCCAGTTCTGGAAGTTATGTTACTCTCCGTGTCCAAGATAGCTTGGCTTGTCGAAGTAAGAGAAATTAAAAGGTTTCTTACGCTTTGTCCCATTTGATACCATACACTCATATTTTGTTTTCATTTTAGGTGTTTAAACCCGACACTTGTTAGTGACTTACGGATCACCTGTCAAGCCTTCTAGGAACTCACCATGATCTCCCACTTCTTCTTCACGAGCATCTAGGAAGTAAGGCAAAGCATTCCAAGGAGTAACACCGTCACCGATCTTAATACGATTGCGGTTATTATCTAGCTCAATAGCTACCTCACCCTCAAGCAATACAGGGTTCTCAGTCGACCAGTTACTAGATGTCCCCCTTCTTAATTGTATGCGTTTTGTAAAACTAGGCATCTATACTTCCTCCATCAAATATATCAGTATCTTCTAACACAGGGCCTCCTCCATCAATGGTAACAAAAAAGGGATCACTCTCTAAAGACTCTACTTGCTGCTCAAGTACTGTAGCCTTCTCTTGGTTCTGTTTAGCTTCCGAAGCAGCAGCCACAGCTAACGTTCGACTTTGGAACCTTAGAGGGTGTATGACTGGTCTAGGACGTAACGGCATACTAGCACTTCCAACGTCTGAGGGCTAAAGCTTTTCTAGTAGGTCTGCCTTTGCTGTCTTTCATAGGACCTTTGTTGCCACCCATCCTAGCACAGAAGGAACGCTTACGAGGACCACCACCCGGTTGAGGAGCCTTTAACTTAGACCCAGTAGCTCTGTTATACTTAGCTCTACCTTTAGCAGTGAGCCCGCCCTTTTTGCTCTTCTCACCTCTACCTATAGATAACGATACACCCATCCCTACTTCTTCTTCTTAGGGAACCCACGCTTCATGTTAGCGTATGCTTTAGGTGTGACAGTAGACTTCTTCTTGCTACGGCTGATGCCTAGCTTGCGTCGTCTGTTAATGTTAGCGTATAGTCCTTGTTTCATTATCGTTTAATAAGTATCTCCATCATACGGTCTAGTTTAGTATTCATCTCTTTAACAGCCGTCTCTACCCCACTCATACGGTTCTCTACAGCTATGTCTCGTTCGTTTTGAGCAGCAAGTTCCACCTCTATCTTAGTCAGGCGTTTCTCGTCGTTCTCTAAGCGATCAGACAGCTTCTTTATAACCCAACCGATAACGCCAAGGATAACAGCCAAGGCAGTGTCGAGGAAATGTGAGATAGATTCGGTCATGATTATCCTATAGCTACTACTTTGATGAACAGGTTTGCATAGTTAGTAGTGCCAAGTAGTCCGTTGGTTGCTAAGTCCGGGTAGCCGTTTGCTAACTGTAAAGTAAAAGAATTGGAACTTAAATTAGTAATACTGTAACCTGTATGTCCTGCTGCCGATGCACTAGCTATAGGCACTAATTGTGCGTTAGTATCACTAGCTGATGAGTTAACATAAACAGCAACTGTTACATCTGTAGTTCCTAAGTTGTGAGTAATTGTGTGAGTACTAGCGTTTGCTACGGTTACAGAGTCTATGGAGTTTTGCCATCCTGTACTGTATTTAGAAACCGCACCTCCCGTACCACTACTTGCCGCTGTAATCCGTCCTTGTTGGTCTACTGTGATGTCAGCACTAGTATAAGCACCGGGTGTAACAGCAGTGTGAGCTAGTTTAGCACTTGTAACAGCGTCGTCGGCTATCTTCCCCGTAGTAACATTTAAGTCAGCTATCTTCCCTGTAGTAACATTTAAGTCAGCTAGTTTAGCACTTGTAACAGCGTCGTCAGCAATAACCGTAGCACCGTCTCCTGTGGAAGTAACATCTCCTGTGTGGTTAGGGTGTACATAAGGTGTAGCAAGTTTAGCGTTAGTAACAGCACCGTCAGCTATCTTAGCCGTTGTAATAGAGTCAGCACTTATCTGAGCACTCCCTATCTCTCCTGTGCTTATCGGTATACCAAACCCTCGCTGGATGATTACAATGTTTTCACCACCCGTAAGAGTCGTCTTTATTGTGAGTGTGTCTGTGTTAGGGTCTACTGTGTAGTCAGTAGTAGGCTCAAGCACAGACCCGTCAATACTTACATCGTAAGCTGTGTCTCCGTTGATCTCCGCACCTGTAACTGTGTAAGTCGTATCTGCTCCTGCTGTTCCTGTAAACACCCACTTAAGAGGAGGAGAAGACGCACCACTAGCTGCTTGGTTAACCTTGCCATCCACATAGTCTTTAGTCGTAGCGTCAGTTGTAAGAGTAGGAGCAGCTACATTTTTTATCTTCTTAGTCCGTGCATCCCAGTCTGTGCCTCCTGCTTCTATCTGTAACGACGCATCATTTAACTCAGATATCTCCTCGTTTAAGTAACGATTGTGGAAGTAAGCACGATCAAGTTCAGATTCCGTTAACACTGAACCGTTTACAAAGTCTACAAGGTTGGTGTCAGGCTGACTTTTACGACGAACTCTTACATTCTGTCCCGCTGTAGCTCCTACATTTAAAACAACTTTCTTAGCAGGAGATGTAACAATAGTGAAGTCAGAGGAAAGCTTTGCTACACCGTTGACCTCGACTGTAACATGAGCGTCTTCAAGATAGTCAAAGTTAAAAGCAAAATCTGTTTGCGAAGCTGTCGCTGTGTAGTCTACGTAAGTGGTGGCCATGATTATGTATTTATATTATTGTCTATTGAGTGAGAAGGGCAAGTCCTATTGATTCAATAACTGAAGTTGAGGGTTATCTTTTAACAATTCGTCTAGATCGTTTCTTCCTAAAACTCTTTCTACTGATACAGGCTCCCCTGTGTAAACGGATTTACCTCTAGCGGAATCAATTACTTGCTTGAGGGTCTTATGGGGTCCGTATTTATTGTAATCCAAAGTGCCTATTTCGTTTTCCTCTTCGCTTATAAATTCTTTTAATAAATTTTTATCCTTCATCATATTCTTAGCTGCCTCTTCATAAGATTTCCTGAAAGTCGTATTTAAAACTTGCAACGCAGGGTTAGAGACAGAGCCTATAGCTGCTGTGCCTGTTCTTTTTTTAGAACCTTTTCGCCACGCCTTTCTCCATTTCTTGTCCTTAACAATTTCTATAATCTTTTTATCTACATTTAATTTCTTAACTTCTTGATTAAATCTATAATGTAAAGACACTCCGTTATTATCTATAAACTTATACATATCGATGCCGCTAACTGCAGGAAATTGATTAGGTGGTTTAATTAACTGACCGTCTCCCTCTATGTCTTTTTTATACACTTCATCAAAGGCATTTAACTCCTCAACTCTTTCGGGAGCCCATCTAATAAAGGTATTTAACCAAGTCTTAGGAGATTGCATATCATGCCCAAAGTGGTCTGTCTTCTTATTACCTGTTGGGTTATGGCCTGTTACTTTGTAAGCTGTTCTGTCTTGCCAAGTACCCCCTTTAAGTTCTTCAACGCTTCCTTTTTCAAAAAACAATTTTAATACTTTATTTATTTGAGATGGCATTAAAGCAAAAGAACCAAGCCAATCGGCAAGAACTGAATTTATATTTTCATCCTTCCCGCTCATTATTCTTTCAATGGACTTCATGCCCCCAGCAACTGGGACTTCCCTGAAAAGCTCCGCAATCGATCTTAATACGAAACCTAAACGATTTTGTTCTTCTGTTAAAATGGGCTTCCCGTCTTCACCTGTAAACTCTTTCATTGCGTCGTAGTTAGCCATATCCGCTCCTATAGCAAATGCGATAGACAACGGAAATAACTCCCTGTATCCCCATCCCTCTATAGTGTTAGCTTTAGCTTTAGGGTTTTTATGTTCAAACTTCCTACGTTGTTCTGGGGTCATCCAAGCTAAAGTCCCTAGAGCGACCCCGGCTGCACCCATACCGTATCCCGTAGCCATCATACCGCTTCCCACCAAAGTGTCTGTTATGGCATCTCTGTGGTATGCTATTCTTCTTCCTTTTAATTCTTTTATTTTTTGTTCTAGTTCTTCTTTCTCTTTTTGTAACTCTTGCCGTCTTTGAGGGGTAGTCTCTTCGTGTGCTATATAATTATCTTTGTTCCTAATTTCACCCTCTACTCTTTTAATCCTACGGTTGTAAGGGTTTCTAATAGCTTGTGTTGCTGGTATTATAGGAACCCCAACACGTATCGAGCGACCCGCACCTCTAGCAACAACCGTCATTATAGGGGCAAGTAAATGTATCAACGCACCTGCCGATGGATTATCCTTTAATAGTTTCAATTCTTTAACAAACCTTAACACCGTGTCAGATATAGGCTGTGCTATCTCGGTTGGGTCTAAATTAGCTACATTAGAATCAAACAAAAGTTCTTTATTAATGGTATCAGTCGCAGTAGCGTTTACACCTTCTTGACTTAATATCTCGATACCTTGGTCCTTAGTCCATTTCTGTTTGTAAAGATCAGCAGCTAATTCACTAGCTCTCTTAGGGTCATTAGGTATAGCTTCAAAAGCATCCTTCCACGCTTCAGACATAAGCTCTGACCTTAGTAACTGTCTTCTGAAAAGTTCATCTATAGGCATTATGCCACGCAGTGGTAGTTTAAGTAATTCGTTTAACATCTTACCAATAGGCATACGAGCAAATATATGTTGAACTCCAGTAACTTTTTCCCCACGTAACCTCTTTCTTCTCGCTAATTCTTCGGCTGCCTCAAACAACTTCTCAGGGTCTCCTAGTGAAATATCTCCAGTTAATCTGTTCGCCCCTGCTGCACCTGTTGCACTTTCTAAATTCTTAGCCGTCATAGCCACAGCTCTTCCTGTTCCCTTCCAGTTCCTTAGTCCTTCAACAAGGCCGTAAGCATTCGCTTTTAAAACTTGTAAAGCACCTATCTGAGTGCCTCTGTATTTTTTAGTACTCATCAAGTCAGCAATAGGTTCCGCTCCCAGTTTAGCAAACTGCTTGAATGTACTAGCGATTCCACCTAAAGCACTAGCAATAACAGAACTAGTCTGCCATATCATTGCGTAAACTCTTTTATTACCCCACCCCTTAAAGAACCTAGATAGTTTAGTCTCAACATCTCTTTGTGCAGCAAGCATCGCTTGTTTACGTACAGATTCATATATCCGCTCCTCCCTAAAAGAATCTTGGGCTGCGTCTATATCTTTCAACTTGTCACGCATTCTTTTATCAGAGTCTCGTATCTCTTGTCTAATTTTATCCGTGCTTCTTACCTTTTGGGGGCCAGTTGGTTTAGGTGCTAAGTGTGCTCTCATCTCTGATACAACACCCCTACCTTCCATCTCAGCTCTTCTAGCTAACTCTTCTTTAAGTTCTTTTTTCTTTAAAGCTTCTGCTTCCAACTCATCGTAAAACTTAATCTTCTCTTGCGTCTCTACTAGTACAGGATCAGTTTCTTCTATCTTTCTACCCGCTCTTTCAGCTGCCCTTCTATCTAAGTCATCGTCATCACCTAACCTCGCTCGTCTTTCGTCTAATCGTTTCTGTGCAATAGCTCTTCTTTTACGTATGGACTCCAACATCTTAGCTTCCTGATAGGCCTCATCCATTTCCAACCTAGCTCTATCAATATCATCGACACGTTGACGCATATTTTTACGAAGGAAAGCAATATCTTTATTTACTTTCTCTAACTCGCCCGGAACTTTACTTGGTCCTTTAGGTTTAGTTATCTCAGCTCGCTGCTGTCCCAATGGACCTGTTTCTACCTTTAAGAGTCTAGCACGTTCCTTTAACGCCTCTTCTAATTTTAAAGCATCTGCTTCATTGGCTTCATGAAACTTTATTCTATTCTTTAAATCTTCTATCTCAGCGTCTGCTTCTGCTTTCTTAGGTTTATCTTTAGGGCGTATCTTGTTTATATCACCAAACCTTTTCTGTAATTCTTTAAGACGCTTCTCCAGCTGTGCTTTCTGTTTAGCTTGTGCTTTAGCTACCTTACTGGGGTCTTGTAAAGATATGTCTGACTCGACTACTTGTTTCTGTAATAACTTTTTTGTTTTGTTATTTACCTTACGGATAGTAGCTAAGTACGATCCAACGGCTTTCTTATTAGTCCAATCAGGTGCTGGTCCTACTTGTTGTCTAATCTTTGCTAGGTCTCCCTTTTCAAGTAACTCTAAATATGTTTCAAGTTTAGCTTCTTCTTGTGCGATCTGCTTGGCTTCTCGTTTACCGGTGGCGTAGAAGTCTAATCTTTTCTGTATCTCTATCTCTTCCTGGGACTTATCTTTTCCTTTCTTAGCTTTTTGTTCTGGTTTTAAACCTGCAAATTCTTCCTGTGCTTCTCTAAGTTTCTTTTGTAACCTAGATATTATAACTTCTTGCGGTATTTCTTTAGGCTCTTTGCCTGTGGCTTCTCTTAGTTTATTTTTAAAATCTTGAGTAGCTTGTCTGTCGAGTTCTTCGCCTAGTCTTTTAAAACGAGGTCTTACATCTAGAGCATCTTGTATGTTTTTAAATAAAGTAACATCAGCTTCGTTCTCTATTGTTTGTCTTAATGACTTCTCTACATCACTCCATGCGTCACTCTCCGCCCCGGCTCTTTCACTAAGTACTGTTTGGTAGTTATATTTAGCAGCATCCTGTCTATTTGATTGCATACCTCGACCTATTAAAGTGTTAATGGGGTCGCTAACTTTTTGATTTAACTTCCTTAAAAATACGACTTCATCTAAAGCAATCTGTAAAGCCCTAACATCTTTGTTACCACCTTCTCTGAAAGTATGTATAGCTTTCGTGAAGATGGAAATAGAATCATCATAAAGTTTCTTACCTTCCCTAATAATATTAGCACCTTCAATAGTTGGTACATCTCCACCTGAAAAAGCAACTTTAGTTCTGTCTATCAGGCTTTGTAATACATTATCTCTTTTTAATACTTTAGGTTTAGGTGTTGGTACTGCTTCGGGTTTAGGAGTCTCAGGTTCCTTAATAGGTTCTTCTTGAACTGCAGTCTCAGGTTCTTTAGCTGTAGGTTGTACTGGCTCTTCTACTTTCGTAGGCTCTTCTACTTTCGTAGGTTCTTCAGTTTCGACCTCTACTTCTTCCTCTACGGTTTTAGGCTCCTCAACTACCTCTTCCTCAACCTCTCTAAGTTTCTCATCTGGTGCGTCTAACTCTTCTTCCGTTAAACTTTGTTCTTCCTCTATAGGTTTAGGATTAGCTTCTGCGTCGTCAACCCTAGTATTCTCTTCTTGTATCTCCTCTTTAAGCTGTTGGTTTAATTCTTTAGCTTCCTCTAATTGCTTTCGCTGTTTCTTTAGTTTAGCTATTTTAGCAGTCTTTTTTGCAAAGTTAGTAAAAATCCCAACATCATCAGCTTCCTTTTGTATCTCTTTATTGATGTCGTCTATCTGCTTAACTAAATCACCGTCCATCAAGTCAGTGAGTTTAACAGCTTCAGCTCTACCTGCTTTTCCTTTTGTCCTCCAGTAACTGAATAACCCAACACCTCCGTGTAAAGCTGTATTTAAAGTCGCACCAACTCCCGCTGATACTAATAAGTCCCTGTAAACACCTTCTTTAACATTACCTGATTCATCGAATAAATCTTGTTCTTGTAATAAACCGGAAACCGATTGCCTGAAAGCAGACTCAAGAATACCTATAGCAGCTCCACTAACAAGTTTCTCCCCTCCTTTTGTTACGATGTTTCTGTAAGAAAACTTACTTCCTGTTTTTGGTTGTAGGAATTTAAACACAGGCAATCCGTCTATAACTTTAACAACAGGACTAGCGTTAAAAACACCAGCAGCCATTACCTCGGATAACTTAAAAGCTTTCTGCGATTTGTAATGTAACTGTATTTTTTGGTTGGCTATGTTAGATAACGCACCAACTGTTACTTCCGCAGCACCAAAACCAAGTAATCCTAACGGAGTAGCTTTAAAAGGCTTCGTAACTTTAGCTGCAGCCTTTGCTCTATTTAACCACTTAATGTAAGCAAGATTACTAGCTATAGGGGCAGTGAGTTCAAAGCTAGTTCCTAAAGCCAAACCAAACCACTGCTCACTTGAAAACTCCTCACTAGTGCTTTGTTCTTGTTGCTTTGTTGTAAGTTGAGTGTTTGGATTAAGAAGTTCACTTACCATTATATCCGACGCATCTTCATACGGAGCGGGTAATCTTTCTTCTAACGGTACTGTAGAGTCGTCAACTTCCTCCTCCTCAAATTGAGGTTTACTATCACCGTATTTACTCTTTATTAACTCTTCAAAAGTAGGCATATTATAAAGGTTTCCTAGGTCTATCTATTAAATCAAGCTGCACAATACCGAATCTTAGTAGATCGTCAACATTCGTAATCCCTAACTCAATGTATTGTTCTGCTATTTCTTTTTCTTCAGCAGTCAGTTGCACGCCTTCTGTATCTTTAGTTAGGATGTCAGCCCATTCATTTAATTTAATTTCAGCTTCCGATCTACTACC